AGTAATCAGTTTATAATTAATAATTATTATGATGATATAGCTACTTTTGGACAACTCGAGGATGACGCAGCAGGCGGTGATGACATAACCGTAAGAGAAAACCCTATTTATCGAGACCAAGCCATTCGAAAATGTGAACAATACTGCAATGATGAACCACTAAATGCCTGCTTAGGTTTCGAACTTAAGATGCAACAGGGGACATATAACGGCTCTCCTTTTAGCTATTCCAATCAGTGGCATTGTGCATTGATGCAAGAGGGTGGTATAGGTCTTTCTATACATAGGAATGATACAAATGACCGAAATAGTTGCGATTGGAAAACAGATGCATCTAGTTCTTTCCCTAGTGATCTAGGCGATTGCACAGTCGTTGGGATACGAAATAATAAGGTGCGTACTGGATAGTTAACTAGTTCTGCTACTCGGATGGAGCCCGACCAAAAAAATGTCATCACATACAAATGGCGCAAATGGCGGGGAAATAGCGTTGCCTAACGAGTACATTCGAGGCGTTCTCCAGTCACAGTAGGATAGCGAACACAAACTCATTTTTTGAAGCACAAGCGCTGTGCAGTCACCGATGAAAGGGCCGGCCACTCCAACGCAAGACAACGCCGAATCAAACGACGCTCGAGCGTTTTCGGCTGCGCTGCTCGGTCTGAGCCGGTTTCAAGAGCACCGCCTGCCAGTTCCAAGCTCAATCTTGCGAAACGACCTGCCGATCCTGGGAAGGAAACGGTATCTCGTTGCGCCAAAACAGGACGGCGTTCGGCACCTTCTGCTACTCGGATGGAGCCTGACCATCGGCTGCTACGCCGCTTTGATCGAGCGCTGCGGACGAACGACGCCTATACTGTACAAGAGCTCCCGCATTACCGATCATGAGGGAACTTTGCTCGACGGCGAGCTCATGGCGGACGGCCGTTTCGTTGTGTTCGACGCATACGCTGCGTCGGGGTACAATTTGAAGGCCTGCGCCCTTGTCGATCGCATGAGGGGCACAGAGTCTATCATTTTGCGCATCCGAGCAGCGCAATCGACTTTGCATGAAAACTACTTCATGCCCGAGCTTAAAGATTTTGTCAACGCAACAGACGAAAGTGTACGCAAAGCATGGCAGATCGGCTGCTCGTCTGGGTATGACGGCATTGTGCTAGCACCGGCTAAAGACAATGTCCAGCTTGGCCGACTGCCTGCATACTTTAAGCTCAAACCGAAGACGCAACACACCATTGATTTGTTATACACGCCGTTGCTGTCCGCGGGCAAGTTGCGCCTACAGTGTGCCAACGGAGAAGCCTTACCGTTCTGCGTCACCGTCGACTCGGTCGACTGCAAGAGGGCGAAGCGCGGCGTGGCCGAGTTCTCGCTCACGCCGACGACAAGCATGGAAAACGGTAAACAGCTGACGCTCTGCTGGCAACGGAATCGTACTGACAAGACATCCGCTAACTCGCGATTTGTTGTCGATCGGACGGTTCAGAACTTCCTCGAAGATGTTCAGGTCGACGACATCATCGGTGCCATTGACTCGAAGAGCACTTAATTGAACTGCTGCAAATTTAGATTATATGTGTTTATGATTTCCTGCCCCTTTTTTATGCTCTTCGTCGCCACGAGTAAAGTTACGCTGCTTTCGGGTACGATTGTCGCCTTTACTTTGTATTGACTGTCTTTAATATTACCGGATCGTTTCTTTTTGTAGTGGCTAGTTTCACTCGAAAATACCATCTTTGCGTTGTTCACTAGGGCTACCGAGTAACGCTGCAGCTTCGCTAATAAACGAAGGTCCGAAGGATGATCGAATTCATCGGTCAGCGCTTTAAGTGCCGACGACTTCGTCCTGAAACCGGTGTTTGATTTAGAAGCTATATACAGACCCACGTCTTTTTTGTATTGTTGTTCGAATTTGCGCATCGGCGCAATGCCATCCAATGCTACGCAACCGGGGCTAAATCCTGAAATTAATGACAGACTGCGCAGGTGAGTACGCATCATCACATCATTAATCGGTTTGAGTTGTCCACCGTAAATACAGATGATTTGCTTCGGTTCATAATCACGGTTGGCGTACAGACCTAGTCCTGCATCTGGATATAGTATCCGTAGTTTACTAGGGGCCACGAACGGATCGTTTGCTGCATTCGGTTGCGTCTCTCGTATTTCATCAATTACGTGTCCGGCAGTAATCCATTGCATACGGACGAATAACAATGATTATATGATGATTCCAATATGATGATTCCAATATGATGATTCCAATATGATGATTCCAATATGATGATTCCAATATGATGATTCCAATATGATGATTCCAATATGATGATTCCAATATAATTATATTATTAAAGTATAACCCGGTCAATGGAGCGAAGTTACCAGTCATACGTTTTAGAGGGCGGGGAGTGGCTCTCAACCAAGCCGAATACTACACCACCGAACACCACTTCACGTGCACGAATCGATTCCAAAATAGCGGTCTTTGGTAAGCTAATGCGATTATGCGATAGTAGCGCAAAAATGAAATCTAATGTAAAAAACTGACAATGGATGCCTGGTTTATTATCGCAACTGCAATAGTTGTCCTGTTGGGCGAATCCGCATCAATTTTTCTCTTGATCTGGTATACGCGTTACAACGACCGTTGCTAGTGTACGAGCTCTGCGACGCGAATGCTTTTTTGATTAGCGTCAAACTCGACAATAGCGTTGCGAAGGTACATGGTCCCTAGAACCAGAACGTCTGGGGGTGACTTAGAGACTTCGACGTAGAAGCCGCCATCGGGAGCCAGGTAAGCGCTACTTGGCACTCGAAGCTTGACCGTGCCGAAGTCTAACACGAGCGTCTGTCTGGATCTCATCCGCCTCTTGAGCGCCTCGGCTACCCCAGGTGGCGCAAATACATAATTGGAACCACTGTCAATGATGGCGTGCGTTGGACAAGGGTGAACGGCCAGGTCGCCTACGCTCATGCCGTGTAGCTCAACGCGGAAGAAGTCTGGATCATACACCGTCTTTAGGCTGTGATACGTTAGCGATGGCGTGTCCAGTCTGCCAATAATTAGGTGCGCCACCGTGCTACGCGAACCAGTTGCCTCGGCGTCTCCGAAGATAAATGTGAACACACCGTCTTTCATGTCGCGACTACTTGATTTGGTGCCTACGAGTTGAGAAATTAGGTCTTTGTTGGCGCTGTTCCGCGCCAAGCCCATAACGTCGTAATTACTGACAGGAATGTTCGGTTCGGCGTGCTCCGACCGCTCGCGGTGCGAGGATCCAAGAAACCAAACGTTCTCGTAATCGACACGACCTTGGGGAAGACACGTGGCGGATTCTGATGTGATTAGGTCGGTGACGTTGTCAACGCATCGCCCGGCGAGGCTCACCGTATCCTGTAGCCAGCACACGTGGTCGGCTTGTGTACCGAACGCCACTCGTGTGCACGTCTGGGACGTCAAAATTGTCGAGCTTTTTCGCTCGTTAAAGGCGTGCGGAATACGCACCAGGATATCAGGCGACCCCGTGTCGACGACTAATTTGACAACCTGCGAAGGCGTCCCAATCATGATCATAATGATTGGTAAGCCGTTAGTGTCGTAATGGATGGGGATAGCAAGAGCGCCAATTGCACACGAGACAAACGGAGCGGCGCGCAAGATTGAAGATGCTTCGTTGCGCACTAGCGCCCGTTGGCGGGTTGATGATGCAACGACAGCGCCCTTTGCGTCCGCAATTGACAACATAGCCACAAATATAATTGCGGTGACAAGAAGCGTAATCGCTAAACGCACAAACATCAAGATTTTTTTGTTAAGACTCTAGTACTGCGAACGATTTTCGTTACCGCTGCTTAAGCAGCTGTTTGGCCAGTCTAGAAGCTTTTTGTGTCCGGTGAGTTGCCTTGTTCATTTTGAGTATCATCTTAGTGTTGTGCTTTGCCGTTTCGTCACGCTTGCGCTCACGGTACATGTTTGCCGCTTCTTCTTCCCTGACCCGCAATTCGAATTGCAGTCGTGTGACTTTGGCGGACAGTGTCTGGTTTGTGGCGAGCAGAGTGTCAATTGTCTTGTGAAGGTTGTCGGCTTTGCTGTCAAATGTCTGCGTTGCGGAATCTTTCTTTTTTACGCAGACAGTCTGGGTATGCTGCGAGACACGTGCATTGCCAGTGCCGTGATTGGTAGCGTCAGTTCCAGTGCACCATATGTTGCTTTGCGTGCTGGACAACGTTGAGTTACCCGTCGCGCGCACAAGACTGGCAAACTCGGGGGAAGCCGTCCAATTGAACGAGCCATCGCCAATGTGTCGGCTTGAAAAACGAGATTCGCCGGCGCCGACTAGTGCACTGCCGAGCAGCCATTCCATTTAACCAGAACCTTCGAGTTGCCGCAGCAAAGAAGTTCACAGAGCTCTTTTTGTACAGGCGTCTTTTTGTACAGGTGCGCTGTCAGTCCACTGAGAAGTATGTGACTATCAGGTCTATGCAGGGAGATTCGAGATTTTGAACGAAAAAAAAAACAAATAATAATGATAGCTGTTGGCAAATGACAGAGAGTTTAGGGGAATCAGCGACAAGCTGTGTGATCGCATACCCCGAAGAAATCGATTTGCTAAAACCGTTTTCCACTACGCAGACGGGCAAAGGAGTTGGGTCCGCATTCTTTGTGCGCTGCGCAACAAAAGACCCTAATCTATGGCTGGCTCTCACGTGCTACCATGTGATTGCCAACGCACGAGATGTGCGGTTGGTGGTGCCTAAACTTGGGAGCCAGCAGATAAGCGCCACAGTTTTGTCCGTACTGCCGGACTATGACCTAGCGCTCCTGACCGTCGTTCTGCCGCATGATGCGCGGGAAGTTGGTCTACGTTCTCTTGAAGTCGGTAACAGTGATGCGTTGCGTGCGGGTGCGCTGGTAACCACATACGGATTCCCGCTCGCATCAAAGAACATGAAAGTGTCCGAAGGCGTCTACGCTGGCATCAGCGACGACGGTCTGCTGCAGACCACGGCGGCAATTTCTCCGGGTAATAGCGGCGGCGCAATGGTGCACGACGGCAAAGCTATTGGTGTCGTTTCGGCGAAAATCATCAACGTGGAGGCGGCCAACGTCGGGTTTGCAATTCCAATTGCGCTATATCGCATGTATGCGTCGACCATGATATCGAATCCGATCGTGCTACGACCGATGTTCGGATTTTGCGTGCAGCGGCTGCCCGGAGCTTTGCTTCAGTGCGAAGACGACCAAATGGCTGGCAGCGCTACGCTGTGCGGGGCCGATCGCGGCGGAGTGCTTGTGGTTCGTGTTTACGACAGTTGCCCGTTAGTCGGTCTCAAAGTCGGAGACGTGATCACGTCCTTCTCGTGGGGCGGCGAAACATTCGAGGTAGATAGTTACGGCGAGACAAGAGTGCATTGGTCAGCAACGAAAATAGAATGTATGGATGCACTTGAGCGTGTACCGCTTGAAGCGGAGGTTAGCTTCCATCTTGCGCGACACACGGAGGTGCGTGGTATCCGCGGATCTTCTGTTCGTACCGGGTTGCTCAGAAGATTCGTGATACCGCAACAGCCATGGGTTTACTGCTGTGCGCTTGGTATGTGCTTCGTGCCTCTATGTTCGAATTTGACTAACACCCGTGATGCGAACGTGGCCGCAGCCATCTTTCGCATCTCTGACGAGGATCGCCACAAGGATCGGGTTATGACGTCATGGGTGCTGCCCAATTCAATGGCGAAAGAGTACAACATTGGCGCTGGTATGATTGTTTCGCGTGTGAACGATGTGAGCGTTTGCACGATACCCGAGCTTGTTGATGCGCTTACACAGCCGCGTCACGGAAGCACCATAATCGTAGAATTTACCAATAGCCGAGTATACGCCGTGCGCACCGATGCAGCCTTACGAACGGAAACTAAACTTCTCGAAAACAAAGTGTACACTCCGAACGCTCGGTTCATCCGATCGCTCGAGAAAAAAATGCTTCGTTGATCGGTGGTATAATGTTTTCATGCATTGTCATTAAAATAAATGGGAAACATGTTGAATCTTCCCATGGAACAAGAGGCCCCCGAGTTAATGGTTGAAACGTATGATCGCACCTGGAATCCCAGAGTGCTCAATCAGGAACCAGACACTGACACTGGCGGTTCTGAGCTATTTACAGCGCACCATATTGTGCTACCTCCATGGTCAGCCAGCGTGCGTGAGCACATGAACTCCTGGCCAATTTTTGACCAGGGGGGTATTGGAAGCTGCACTGCGAACGCAATAGCCGGCGCAATTGAGTTCGAGCTCAAGACCAAGGGCGACGAAAGCCACCAACATGCACCAAGCCGGCTCTTTATCTGCTATAATGAACGAGCGAATATAGATGTGGACGGATACAGTGGCGTACAGATCAAGGACGTATTGTTCGCTTTGCAGAAGACTGGTGTCTTGTCCGAAGCGAGCTGGCCTTACGTCACCAAACGCCTGCACTTGGAGCCGCCAGAGTCATGCTACAAGAGTGCCGTCCACGTGACGTCTGAGTTTCGTCTATTCCCTCAATGCCTTCTTGAAATGAAGAAGGCAATTGCGTCAGGCTATCCTGTCGTGTTTGGGATTCAAGTGTATTCCTCCTTCTTCGAATTTAAACACCAAAATTCCGGTAATATACCACTGCCTGACACCAGCAGCGAGACGCTTTATGGTGGGCACGCCATCTTGGCGGTGGCTTACGATGACACGAGTGAACGGGTAACGTTTCGAAACTCGTGGGGTGCAGAATGGGGCGATTGCGGATGCGGAACGCTGCCCTATCAGTACTTTGACCAAGAGCACTGCTTGGCGAATTCTATGTGGGTCATCAAGAAAACCGACCAATTTTAGTTGACGTTGTCCTCGTTATCAGAGCCCTGTTCCATTGGCCAGCGCTGTCTTCTGCGGTAGGCACGATTCGTAATGTTCAATAGGGTTTGAGTAAGAAGTACGTCGTTCATCGTATTAAAGTTGACGGTCGCGACCTCCTGGTTGTCGTCTACCCGATTCTCGCCCACCTGGTTTTCGTGCCGGATGCGCATTGTAAGGATATTTTCTGGCACGTGTGTGTTCATGTAATCGGAAAGCTGACTATCAACTTGGGTTTGACGCGTGCGATTGCTGTTCAGTCGGATATTGTGCATTGCTATGCTTATCATGTCTCGGTCCGCTTGTTGCGTACGTGCAAGCGTCATTGTCCTTATGTGGTACAGTTCAGAGAGAAAGAAACGCACTGCGTTGTTCGAAATCCACCTGGCGTTACGACAGGAGAGTAACTCAGTCCGGCGAATGTGCGTTTCAATTACTTCGCGGGTAGTTGCCATGTTTACTTCGCACAGGTTGGCAATTGATTGTAGAATATGCAACTGATTGTTCTGCCAGTACGCTATTGTGCTGGCTTCGGAGGAAAGGGCGGAGCTCATTTCGTTAAGCAGAGCACCAACGTCTTCGCTCAAGAAGCTGACCAAACTCGCCTGGTCGTCCTCGGTTGAGTGGGCGCCCTGTAACTCTTCGATAGTACAGCTCGTCGCACGTGCCAGTCGACGCAGCTCGGCTACATTCAGGCGGCGGCGGGTAATAGGGCTGAAGGCGCCGTTTTCCATGCAGGTTCTTGCTAGCGGAGCGGCCTCGAAGACGTAGAGTTGATCACTCTCGAAAAGCAAGAAGTACGGCGAGAATTTGCCAAGCGGGTTTAACGTAATAGGGCAACACTTGTTGCGTGGCTTTGTGAGAAGCATAAATTTTACCACACGCACTGCATGTCGTTGCTTCTGCTCGTAAGAATCCTCAATATTAGGCATTTCGTATCACTCTTTAGCTAAGATGATTCAATTTTACAAGCGGGATTGTGACACGTAACGTAACCCGAAACACGACAACTATGGGCTCTGAGCCGTCGGCATACTCGAGTCAGCATACTTGCGTCGGACCGGCGGCCAGCCTCGGCCTCCCAATGTACAATCATAGCCCGTCTGTGCTCTGCTTGCAGTAGATCAGGTAATGCGCGTGCCGTACGTACATAAATTGGCTCGGGTTAAATTGACCGGCATCAATCGCACAATTCATACCGAACAAAAAAAAAACGTACTTAAAGCGAGATGAGTATATCAGACTTGCGTAAATGGTGTTCACGAATATCGGCGGTGCTTGTCGTATTGACAGTTATGGGGACGTTCTACATGGGAGGCGGAGGGGTTACATACAACCTTAGGAATCTAAATAGTAACGCAAAGCGTTTGGCCAATCAGCTTATAAACAGAATTTCGCCTTTCTCTTTGTCGGCGAGCTTGTCCCAGCACCGGAACGCATCTGGAAAAATAATCAGTTGCATTGTCGCTATTCTCTTAATTACAACTTTTGTGCTCGTCGGTTTCGAGATAAACGAATCAAACGCAAGCGCTTGGGAGTCCGTCCATCTTCTCACGCTCGGTACAGTATTCTTCATTGCGAGCTGCGTGTCCTTGTTTGCCATCACCAACACGAAATCGGTCATCGGACGACCGCACTTAATTTCAACAGTCGTCCTTATGCTATCGATTCCTATAGTTCTTGTCTACATCGCAATGAAGACCGATGACACGATTCAAATCGTGCTATTTGTCATCGCTTTTTTTATGTTTATGTGCATGTGTGTACTCGTGTACTCGTCCTATGTCACCAGTGCGAGACTATTAAATTCGATACACGGCCATCCGGAAAACAGAGATCAATTGATATGGGCCCACATAAAGAACGGCGTAACGATTGGAGCGATGGAAATCAATTTATTCACTCTGATCGCAATCACTATGGGCGTGTTTGGGTTTGCGAATATTGTTTCGGCGTAACGGTTGCAGCGATTGACGGTTTGCCGCGCAAACTGATCAGAAAAAAAAAGTGATATGTAAACTACCAAGGCAATGTCTGATCGCCCCGTCGTGACCGGCACATTCAGCGCGTCCATGACAATCTTCTCGACAGCAGTCATCCTGCTCCTTGTGCAAGACGACCTTTCAATCGTGTTTGCGGGGTTGCTTTCTGCGATCGTATCGAATTCTCTATCGGACGGACTATCGGTCGCCTCCGGCGGTAATCAGGAATTTGGCACGTTCATCCAGGTTGCGCTCGCAGAACTCTGCGTAGGGCTGCCTTTTCTGCTGGTGATCCTATATTTCACGTTCAAGCAACGCAGTCAAAAGAGCCCGATGAAAATAGATCGCAAAAATCTGATACTGATTCTTGCCGTCCTGAACATAGTGGGCGTAGTCATTGTCATGCTGTGGAAAGGTACTTTAGATGATTGGCAGAAGCGCGTATGGCTGATCCCGGTCGTGGTCCTGATTAGCACCACATTAACCTACTATACGGAAAAGAAACTATTTCCTGCGCGCCCTTCTGCGCGCCCTTCGTTAAACTAGCTCGTTTCACTTTTTTTGCGCTATATAATAAATCATAAATCATGTTAAAAATGGCACTTGCGGTACTGTGCGTTGTGTTGATGGCGCTCCTTGCGCACACCGCCGCAAAGCCCCATCCGGTCAAACTACTGGACTACCAGCGCACAACTGACGACCGATCGGTGGCGTACGTTCAATTCCAGGCCAGCTTAAAATACGCAAATGAACCCCGTGTCGACGATATTCTCGAATACTATGACGTATTGGAAGTCATGGGATTGGGCATCATCGAGGCTCGAGCCACAGCTGTGGTTGCCGCATACCTCCCTGATGCGCCACGTGCAGTGTTAGCTGACAAGCGGGTGAATGCGCTTGTCAGTGCGGGCGCTTTGCAGGCCGACCTGCTAGAAACTGTCGAGCAGGCCCTTGAAGACGGTAGCAGCGTTGTCAAGCCAATTATATGGTTATGCTGTGGAGTAGTAGCACTGCATGCAAGAACAACGCTTGCACTTGAGCGCCACGCAGAGAGGTACAAAAATATTGTTGCGTTTTGGGAGGCGGAACTGCTCAAGGTTGAAAAATTGCGTGTGTACGGAAAGTGGCCGACCTTCGGACTAAAGCAGTGCACGCATGCGCACGCTGTGCGAACCGAGCGGCTTTCTAAGCTGACCAAGCGACACGCACGGCGATTGCAGGGCATCATGCGTCCACCGCGGCGCGAGATGGTTGTTTCAATAGATGATCACAAAGTGCGTACAGTTTCGTTTCCGATAGACATTTTGGAGTGGAACGCACTGGTGGGCACGCGCCTTGTTGCGCTGAAAAGACAGCGGTCGATGGGCATGCCAGCGCTCCCGGTAGAACTACTGAACTTGTACGAAGATCGTTGTGCGAGCGGGTACGACTTCGAGGATAAACCACTGCTAATGCTAGAAACGGTCGACGCCAACGCTCTCGGGGCCAAGCCCCCGCGTCCAGTGGCTGAGAGCAGTATGATATACCCGCACGACAATTTTTCAGCGCAGTTCCACGTATACGAAATTATTTGTACTGGATGCACCTGCGTCAGCGCAAAGCCTGATACGATTGAAGCGCTATGTACCGATTTATTACGAGAGCTTTTCATTATGCTTATGATACCAGCGGGTCCAGAGCGATTTTTGTGCGAGACACGGCACCGTCGTGTGGGCGCCACGGTTGCTTCGAAATATTATACCGAGAGCGGCTTGTTGGGTGTATTGAGCGGCGACCACTGTGAGTTTAAGTGCAGACGGGGGACCGAGGCCGTGACCACGCAGACAAGCGCTGTCAAAGTTCTTATTGTGGCTGGGGAACTGCTCGCAATGATGTCCATTTACGGCGAGCGCTCTGCGACGGCTGGCCTTTTGACGCACACCGTGCACCAAGACACTACACTGAATTGGGTTACAATTAGACCGGAACTTCCGTTTAACGTCAGGGGGTACAGCATCGAATCAATAAATAAGAACATCCGCACGGGGCGTCCGTACTCCACCGGGCCTTGGTAATTGTTGTACTGCGTCAGCCGTCGTATCGCGTCAGCCGTCGTATCGCGTCAGCCGTCGTATCGGGGGTCATCAGGAGTAAGGGAATATGTTACTGAAAAGCTCCCCGCCGTCGCCGCCGGCACAACCGGCATAGGCCCGCACATGTTGCGATCCTGTACGACGGCGGTCGGAATTTCTCCTGTTTGTTGCGGCAATTGCGACGTTAAGACTTGGCCGCCTGAGTGAAAGGAAACACTTTCTTGAACGGCGGTTTGGTTACACGGCGCCGGTCGACACTGTGCGTCTATTTCCGTGATGTGGTCGGAAGTTGACCCCGAGCGTGCGGTGTTGACAACGTCGTTGCATATGAAGCACTGCATCTGACGAGTCGACGTCGTCACGGTTGAGGACGTCTTCCAAATGGGCAGCGTCTGCGAGAACGCGTCAAGGACACCGCAAAGCGAGTTCCCGGCGGTTTCACCGGGTTCAAAACCGGCTAGAGTAGGAGCGTCGTGTTTCGTAAAAATGCTATCCGAACCGAACGGACTCATGAAGACGAGCTGCGACGAAGTTGCGCACGTCTGCACGGCCCCGTCGCCGCAGTCGTTCTTGACTTTTGTTAAAGGGTTTAATGCCATTCTTACGGGGGTTGCCTAAAAAAGTTACACCTGCCAATGCACCGAGGTCTGGCGCGTCAACCCCGAAGATACTGGCGGGGTAAAGTAGGTTCTCGGCGGTGTCTGTGTCAGGGACTGGCTCTGGAGTGCACTTTGGAGCGTAAGCAGGCCGGCATTCACCAACTCACTTGTCGCAGAGTCTAAGTCCGAGTCGAGATTCTCGATGAGTGCACTGACTTGGTCGCCCATGAGCCCAATCGGGTCGAAGCTTGCGTGGCATGCAAGGTGAATCAGATTCATGCGCTTGTATTGAGGCGTTTCCTTTTGGAGCGAAACCACGTCGCACTTAATTTGCGAGTTGTATATATAGAAAGACGGCACGTCGTGGTCGTCGTCGGCGCCAATGTCGAACAGGTACAGTTCGATTTGCGTGTAAGTGTTACTACCACGTATGCGTAAATATGTAGTGCCCGCATCAACCGACTCATCTTTTGAAATTATGGTTATTGGTCTTGGGAACTGAATGTAGACGTCGGGTTTGCTTGCCTGTAAGCTGTAGTCCTCGAGCTTCCTGGATGTGTTGAACAAGATGAGCGAAATCGTCTCGTCGGATTCGTCGTCAACGAAAATTGTGTTATCTGGCCACGCAGAGAAACGACATTCAGCAACGGGTGCTGTCTGTGTATCGACGAGCATACTGTGGACGTTACGCATGCCGTCCTGCGTGACAATGATCGCCTTGGCTTCGTAAGATTCCAGCATCATCGAGAAGTGGTGAACGGACATCCGTACCGGGAGAACAAAAAGCGCGTTGATAACAACGACAAGTTCGATAGGATTAAGAACAATGTCGCGGACAGAGGCGCAGAATATCTGTGGGTGGGCCGTAGTGACGTGAGAGAAGCGTGAGAAGTGCAGCGGCGTTTGCGCGGGTGCCGTAAATCCGCTTTCGAGTACGGCAGTGCGTGAACCAGACGAGTCAAAGACGTGAAGCGTGCTGCGGTGCACTGGCGATACGCAGCTCCAGGTGTTCGTGTTCCATAGCAACGCCAGTGAAGTTTCAGGCCGCTGTGGAAAGCAGCCACCGGGGCCGTAGTTTTCGCCCGGGTCCTCTTTGGACGGTGCCGAGAAGCCCAGGGGCGCACAGTGGTCTATTTTAATGTACCACCCATGCACACCGCGGTGCGCATGGGCATTTGTATTGCCCTTGATATATTGGCCTGACAGGGCGCGACGCTCAACCTGGTCGCCGTCGGAAACAAAGTCGACGAGCTCGCCGTGGGCCCTCTCCATTATTTGATTATTTGTCCGTCAAAAAAATAGAGATTTTAAATTAGAAATTGAATTTTCGTAAACAGAAAATAATGGCGCAACACCGCAGTGCTCTTCGATCCACGTTCGGGCCGTTCCGTATATGCACCCAGGATGGTGCAGCACAAGGCCAAAGCCGGCGGCCGGACATGCAGCAGATTGAGCGACTCGAACAGATGTCAAACCTCATCAACGACAATGATATCAAAACGCTTCTCGTACCATTACTCGCGCACGGCAAGCCGGCAAGCTTACGGGTGCTTGACTGGCTTGCCGTCAACTACAGTAAGAAGAATGCGGTAGTGTACACGGTAATTGACCCAAAGACGCAAAACGAAGAATTCTTCAACCTGCACGAGAGTTACTTGCGCTACCTACGGAACTACCGCCGTAAGGGCTTCGACGTGTTCCGCCGTGGCGCCAGGGTGTTTTTTGTGCACGACGGCACGGAAATCGAGACCACTACCGCACAACTTAATTTCTTCGTCTGGATGGTGCGCTACAACGTCATAGACTGGATTTGCGAGCACAAGGACGAGGTGGAAGCCGACATGAACGCCACCCTGTCAGACGCTCGTCAGCAGCGAGCTGCAGGAACGCGTCGCAAGCGGTCTAAGCTCGTCCAGGCGCCTAGTCGCGTGCGAATATCAACAACAGTCAGGCGAATTGTCTTCGAAGAGCAGATATGAGAATCTATATGAGAATCTATATGAGAATTTTCTTGAGTATGTAAAAAGCAGTTCTATGGCTGTGTTTGAGAACGGGGTCTTGCGTTGGTATATACGGTTTCAAGCTCAACACGCCGAAAAAGCGTTCAGCGCAAAAGTGTTAATCGACGCCATTGACGAGAGCTACGAATACATCGAACGTGCGCCCGCACTGATACAGGGGGCGCGCAAAGATCTAATGGAGGAAATGGGGCGCACGGCGTTTGCGCTTGAGCCGTCGGTCAACGTCGAAAAGTTTGCAATGGGGCAGTTTGCGTACACACGAGACGACCAAGCGCTCGTTCACCAACGAATGGTCGGGAATATTTCTAAAGCGCGCAAGCGTGCCAAAGCAATAAACACCGTGCGCTTTATCCATTTGCTTGAGGCGAAAGCCCTTCAAGGCGGATTTGCCGTTCCTCCGGAGGCACCGGTCGCAAGCGTCTCACGGGACATGATCGACTCCGATGCCTCCGAGGTCGAGGTCGACGTAATCGGTCGATTCGATAAGTTACCACTGAACTCCGAAGCCTCCGAGCTCGAGGTCGACGTAATCGGTCGATTCGAGAAGTTACCACTGAACTCCGAAGCCTCCGAGCTCGAGGTCGACGTGATTGCTCGATTTGAGGAGTTACGACAGGGCGTGCGCATCGTACCAGAGCATGACAACTCTGCAGTCAGCACAGAGGTCTCTGAGTATTATTGACCTAACTTGTGCAATGTGGCGCAGCAACTTTATTATTATTAACAATCAAATTTGTAAAATACTGCACTTTTATGGGGGCGAGCTCACCCGCATCCGCAACCTTTGCCTGCCGGGACCCCTCCTGAGACGTGGCGCGTCGGCCGTAGAGCTTGTCGTTAATTGTTTGTCGCAAGGGTTTGATTGTCGGGTGCGAGTGTCGGGAGATACGTTTGTTTAAATAGTATGCGAGATAAGGACGATGATCGACACGTGCCGTGTGTGGGTTGCCGGCAATTTGAACACCGGCACGAACCTTGTAGAAAATATGGTAAAAAGCCAAAATTGCACGCCGATTTACAACAAAACTCCGAGTGTTGACCAGCAAACTCTCTGGAAGCATAAGCTGCTCAAGTCGGAAGACTTGGATCGCTTAAAGGAGGCAAATGTTGATGCTATCATTGTCACTACAAGACATCCGTACTGCTGGGCGAGCGGCATGAAGAAGACCCCTTATAAGAAATGGTTTTTGATGCAGGGTTTCGGTGGTCTTGAGGCCGGAGAAGCCTGGAACAGGTACATGCACGGCGTTTCCGAGTTTAGTGACACCGCCGCAAAGAATGCAACGATAACTGCGGAAATTTTGCCGTATGAAGCAATAATATCCGACGAACTCGGAAAAGGATTACAATCCTTCAAATCTGTGTTGCCGGCGGCGCGCAACATGACGCAGAGGGAATTCGACAACGTGCTGGTGCGACCCTCCAAAAATCATGGGAAGCCCCGGTCTCTGGCCGCAGCGCAGTTGGCCGCATCAACCCAGTGCAAAAACGAGCTTTCAGTTGAAGAAATCGAAAAATTATACGTAACAATCGACCACGAGCTTGCCGCAAAGTTTGGATACCGGTTATGAAAATACCGGTTATGAAAATACCGGTTATGATGAAATGTTATTATGAAATATTTGCGGTTCGCACATTATGATGAAATATTTGCGGTTCGCACATTATGATGAAATATTTGCGGTTCGCACATTATGCAGCCACTGACATGGCACTATGGCAAACTACTAGAATTTCTGTAGAAATATAACTAATATAATAAGGATTAGCATGGCGCAGGCGTCGGAGGGGGGGCATGTCGCAATAGACCTTCTGGTAGATGAGCTGTACGGGTGGCTTTACGAGACGGGCAACGCAAAGCAGCATCCCGATACTCAGCCGTGTTGTGCGCTCTTTGGGTTTGACGATGCTACGTACACACGCCTTTGCGCGGACATCCCGTCAGATAAAATGAAGACAGATCTAGCCAAAGCGTACGGTAGCGTGTTCTGCCAAATTGACAAGAGGTCGCTGTTCCATGCGGCCAGCCAGTTCGGCGGTGTGCGCAAGTTGCTTGGTCCGGAATTCGAGTGGGTCCGCACAACGCATGACGCGCCAGTCGTTGCGCGCACGACAAATGTGGTCGACAGTGCGATTGCCACGAACGTGCGCCTGCTCTACACAAAGGCACTATTTACTCTGCGGAGTAATTCCCCGCATCTTGCAAAGCGTGAGTTTGTCAATACAGCAGAGCTTTTCAAAATCTTTCCCGCCGGGTGCACGGCTTTCATGGACATTAAGTTTTGCGAAGACAAGAGCTTCAATGAGCCGTTCCTGACCTTGGTTCTGAGTGACTATCTTGCGACATCGGAAAAAAGTTTGTAAGAGATTGATTTTTTTTTGTTTTTTTTGCTGGTCGTACTTCTGTCTTCGCCTGGGCGTTTAGCTTATTTAGCTTACAGGATTCGTCTTCTTTGACAGCGCATCGGACAGTTTTTTCGAAGAAGGCGGTGAGCGGCATGTTTCCAGCCCGCCGGGCGTTAATCTGCTGCATAGACTTTGTGACACTTTCAATGGCGTCACCAAAAAGCTTTTGTATCCGTGCATCCTGAATCGTTGCATCTGTAAATCGTTGAAGGGAATTTGCTAAGTGAGTCAGGTAGTACAGGCGGCACGCAGGGATCTTTTTCGCCTTGACCCATTCAATGTGCTCGGCACGCCGGTGCGTCTCCTTCGAATAGCCTGCACATATCACGTACGGGACACGGTCGCTTGGGCGCGGCGGCTCCGCTGGGAAGCCTTTCGCAATTTGCTCGCAAAAGCGTGTGGCCGCCTGCATCTGCGGGAGGTTGACTGGTTCGCCGCGCCGCCCTGCTGCATAATCGCTCTCGTCTTTGATAGTTTTTGTAATGACATACTTATCTATTTTAACCTTGTCGTTGACAATTGCGTCGAGGTTTGTGATAATGACTCGGATCACGTTTTCAATGATGCTCGTGCGTGTGAATGGCGCAGCCGGACAAATTTCACGCATTGCTTCGGCGTAAAAGTCCCTGTGCCAAACAGCATTGTCGCGGCGAGCAATGTCAACGCCCTTTGCGTCGAAGTGACCGTGGTCGTCGGGCGACTCGTACACCATTGAAATATAACGTTTTTTGGCTTCCTGTGCGAACGGGTAGCATATTTTTTCCATTTCCAGAATAACCGGGTCCGGAAATACATCAGTGCAAGTCTTAGCGATGATCGATCCGAGCTCCCATGCGCTAGCAATGGTGCTAGTTTTGTCGTGCGGTAGCAAAAACACGCTGTCAGTGTCGCCGTAGATAACTTTGACGGGAAAGCGTTCCTCCGCAATTTTCGACGTCTCAGTGATCAAATACCGGCCCTGCATTGTAATGATCTGCGCAATGAAGGTGTTGGACAGCATCGCATGTTCAATAACACCGGTGAAGCCGTACAACGCATTGGCGGTGACCTTGAGCGCTTTCTGCAAACAGTCGGCGAGCATTGCATCGGTTTCGTTGCTAGCTTTCTTCATCAGCTCCTTCGCCGCCTTGCGCCGGGCAAGGAGGTTGCTGACGATTTGCGGTAGTACACCGTGGCGTACCTGGCGCTTTGCGAAGTAGACCGTGCGGTTGCTTTTTAAGGTGAACTTGTGGCACTGCGATTCGTCAAGGCCGACGTGCCGAGGCTCGAGCAGTTGGTCACCACGGCATAGGATCGTGTCGTAACTTATATTCCACGCTTGGATGATGCTCGGATACAAAGACATGAAGTCGCAGCAAATGACCGGGGTAGTGTACAGGCCCGGGGTAGCAGTAAGAACGGTGGCGCCTTCATACTGCTCCGGCGTGGGCAAGCGTTCCTTGTCAATCATAATGTTGTGCATCTTGCAGTGGTGCGCAATAAGGCTCATACACTTAGCTTGCTCACCGATGTTCTCGTATTCCTGGGGACTAGTCGACGTCACACGTCCAAAGTTTATAACCGAAGCGACCAAATTTATGCGCTTTGCCATTTTGGCCAACAGCGCGACGTCTACCATGCAGTACTCAGCAAGGCGTGCGAGCTCAGCGTGCTGCCAGAGTTGGCCGGTATCAGACCCCGAAAACGCCACGATCCTACTGATAAGATTGCGCGGGAGTCGCTCTGATAATCTAGCGTGGAGCTGCGCAAGTCCGTTTACCACAATGGCCGTGCTTGACTGTCTCGGGCGGCAATCGAAGGCTCGGAACAGCTCATCGGGCTTCATGTCGTCCTTTTGCATTTCTAACTTGAGGAAGCCGGCAACCGAGTTAAGCGAGTAGCTGCTCAGTTTGAATGTCTTGTACGAGTACAGCAACGTGTCAAGGTGCACCAGTCCTGGAATGATCATTTCGCCAACCTCCCGTGCGCCGAGCTGGTTAGTGCGGCGCGTTCGCTCACGGTACTTGGCAAGGCCGCAGACAGCTGGGAACGGACACAGCAACTGCTCATACTTGCGGATCCCAAGGCGGCGTGCGGCTTGGAATATGAAGATGATGTCAAACCCATAACCGTTGTGTGCGCACAGGTAAGTCGGCTGCAGCTCCTCGCGTACAATCTTTGCGAACTCGAGCAAAAGCTTGCGCTCGTCCGCAAACACTCGCACCTCGGTATTGTTGTATGGAGCACGCATCTTGCGGAACACGGGGAAGCGTGACAGCAATATCCGATCACCGCCACTAGTTTCCATGCCAATGCACTCCACTTCGTCGCCCATGGCGGCGTTCGGAAACTTCTTTGTTTTCTTGTTGTTAGTCTCGATGTCGTAATAGAGCACGATTGGGCTTGGCGCGTGTTCGTTTGCTGCGACTTTCACCGACCGGTAGCCGCGCCGCATACGTTTCGGATTTTCGCCTGGGCGCAAGGACTCGACATCAAAGCATCCGCCAAACTCGACGCCGAGCGACTGAATCATCTGCTTCTCCACACTCAGCTCACGGAATACTTTCAGTTGCTGTGTCTGGCATGCATGCCGGATCGATTGGTGGACTGATGGAGAATCGGTGGTAACCTCGAAGACCCCGCCGCCTGCGGCTTGGAACCCGCACAAGTGCTGCGTACTCAGTGAACGAACGGCCACCTGTGGCGCCGAATCGTCTCCCCAGGGGACTTTGGCCTGCTCCACTATGTCCGTCAAGGTATCGAAATCGCCCTCCACGACGATTCTCGGGTGAAAGCCGCTCACTTCGACTCCGAATCTCTGCCCGCATTTGTTGTCGGCGCACAGAAATATTGTATAGCGTCCCGTTCGGAGCGGTGATCTAACTTCGACCGCTTCGACTAGGTTTAGTATCATCCTTCCCATGTCCGAAAGAAATCGACTTTTGTATTATGTTTTTTTTTGTGCATCGATAAACAACAGACGTCATGGATCCTCCAAAAAATGGAATTCCTTTTAGTGCCGCTCTAGTCACGTTCATTTTCGTTGTGATCTCATTCGTAGCGCTATTGTTCGTATCGTTTGCGAACACGACGATCCCACAGGCCTGCAAAACACTAAAAGGCATTGACCATGAATGCGCATGTATGTCGTATAAGGGGCGTGTGGGTTGGATTCAATGGTCGCATATTGCCAGCGGCTTCCTTGCGCTACCCTTCTTGTATTTCGCTATCCGACTGTGGTCCGGGCCGAAAAATGATTACGTCACGCAAGGGAGCGTGCTGTGGTTGTTGCTCTGTTTGATATTGGTGTGGTCCATCGGACTGTATCTGACCGAAAATTATGTGTACAACCAATGCGAGACCTACTCGCAAAAAGGTCAGTACACCGAGACGACGGCAAAATACATCCACCGCACGAACCTTGCAACCATGGTGACAATTGTAACTATAATCGTGTGTATAATTATTGTGAACGTGGTCGAGCATTTTAAGTCCAAATCAAAGGATAGTTTATTTGGCTCAAATTTTGGCTCGAATTTTACAAGTTCATCTGGCTCAAGTTCATCTGGCTCAAGTTCATCTGCCGGGTCAGAACAATCATTCGACAAGCCCCGTCGCAACGCAATTGCATACGATTTTAGCGGCGGCGCACGACTTGACTGGTTTTGGCGTGATTAAGAGCGTGTGACAGTTGAAAGTGTACTGCACATCTCGTCGTACTCCGGCGTGTCGTAGAATCCGAGCTTCATTGCCGCCTTGTAAACGCGCTGAAACTGCACCGGGCAGCCTGCGCACAGCACTTTGGGCTCGATCTTCATTTTCACACGAGCAATTTCATCGCGTGAACGCTTTGGCGGCGACTGCCACGGTAGGTGGTTCGTCACAAGCGAAATCATGACGTAGGCAATAGACACGGCATCGTCACGTCGAGAAGATTCCTCGCCCATGTGCGAGTAAGGCGAGCAGTACCGGATCGTGCCGGTCACACCCCTCTTCTTGATGTTTTGGATATGCGCCCCCGTTGCGTCTAGGTACCGCTTGGAAAGTCCGAAATCGCAGATGTACACACTGTTATCCCCGGGTGCGCCTATCATAATGTTTGCAGGCTTGATGTCTCTGTGTAGGTACCCAGCGTCGTGAACCTGCTTGATTGTGTGAAACAGGCTTCGCGCTATCACCGCCGCACTGTATCCTGTGAGCGGCCCTTTCTTCCCGACGATGTCTTCGAGGTCGCTGCCGAGAATTTGCATGGCGAGTGCGGGCACGGGTTTGTTGTTGTCATCTTCGATATCTCCCGTCCACGCAACGGCTGGGATGCCTTTGATGTGCGACAACGCGCGCAAGACCGCGGCCTCGTATAAAATAAGGGGCGAGTTGTTGCGCCCCGTTTTTTGGCCTGTGACGTCGATCTTTATCGCAACCGAGGTATTCGATGCGGTATCGACGGCGCTGTAAACGCGCGAAAATGCTCCGTTCCCTATTACAGTGGGATGGGCGAATCGCCCCGCAATCATGATGTTCTGCTGCTATAGGGAACGAAACTTTTGCGAGGCAAGTGAACGCTGGGGTATCGCTCCACAAAG